CCTCAGAGGTTGTACCTATGAACCCAAGACCCTCAACAAAAAGCACCGCTCCGTTGATTGTTTGTGATTTTCTTACATCAGCCATATTTAACTCCTATTATGAAATTTGCTTGATTAAAACATCAGCATATTTGTCAACATAGCTGAAGTTCACCTCTAGTCTTTTGACTATTGGCATATTTTGCATCTCTGCGACCATATAGAACTTACCTGCTGTGATATTCGCTCTTGTGTTTTTCTCTGGATCCCAGTACACATTGAAACCAAGCAATACAGATGAACCTTTAAGAGCAAGTAACATCTGCTCAACTGAGTCTTTAGCAGACTTCAAGATATCAGCTCTTCTATCAATAGCCCAAAACAGTCCATCCAAAGCAGCTTCACACACACGGTCAAAAACTCTCACTCTAGTAAGGTCTTGCCAAATAGGATCAATATCAGTAGTCTCACCACCCCAAGCTCTGAAACCGTTGTATCTGATAAGAGTAGTAACCGCTTTAGTTCTAAGTCTATCAGCTTCACACTCTTGCCCTGGAGTAAACTCAATATCTCTTTTAGAGCCACTAATACCGTTTACAACTCTGTTTGAAAATGAGTCCGCCCATCCATACTCAACCTCACTGTCAGTTCTTGCGATCATCCCTGCGATTCTTCCTGAAGACGGCTCATAAGCTGCTGCATCAGCAACCGTATCCCACACCTTTACATAAGGATCACAAAGAAGCAATCTTTTAGTACCGTAGTTGTCAACCTGAGTATTTACATCAGCTTCATCCTCTGCATTTAAGTCAACAATACCCGTAGCAAGCAATGCATCAGCAACTGACTTCATCTCAGCATTGATATCAAGATCATGCGAAAAGAACGGTGCAATAATCAGATTAGGTTTTACCCCAAACTTAGCACCCGATTTTCTCAAGTTACCAACCGCAGTGATAATCGCACTTTTTACAGCTGGGTCGCCGTAAGTATCCTCTGGAGCTCCTGCATCGTATTGAGTCTGGTCAATCTGAACCAATGAAAGCACAACCGGTGCATTTACATTTTGATCAGCGATACCATCAAGAGCATTTCTAACAGTCCCAAGGTTCTCTTTGAAATCTTCAAGAGCCTCATCAGGACTTCCATAATAAAGCATTCCATCATCAGCATTTAGCTTCTCTAAGATTGCCGCCTCCGCTTCCACACTTGCGTCAAGCAAAACAGATGCAGCGATACCAATAGGAGTTGAAGAGTTTATCCTGATAGGTCTAGCCGCATTTACCGTAGTTATAGTATTTACACCAAAATTTGATGCCATGTTATCTCCTTTTTAAAAGTTTATAGAGTCTATTAGGGCTTACTCTAGCTGGAGTGATATCTCCTAGCTTGATGCACCCACCTATTTGAAGTACTCTAGTGCTAAGCTCAGAGCAAAACCATTTATTTTCATTTTCTCTTACGCCTATCACAAAACCAGCAACTCCAAGCCAGTCATACTTTTTACCGACTTGAGTGTCGGCAAAAGCACGAGCGGTCTCCTCATCAAGACCACTTAGATCAAGATAGTCCCAGTGATAATCACTTTTTGTGTGTTTCTTAGCTCGAACATCTCCCTCTCTTGGAGAGCACGAGATCATAACTCCATCTGAAAAAACAATCTCAGTATGAGAGTAGCTCTTTTTCCACTCACCGTTGAACTTCGATTTTAAACCGCTAGTCCACCATGCGATAGTTTTATCGACAAGTGTCGCACCGTCATGGTCAACCTTGTAAAATGCGACTATCATTCGTACTTCTCCCAAACAACTCTCATGTTGTTAATTGCAGCTTCTTGAGCTTTTGCCAAGCTCTCAATCTGCACATCATGGAACTCGTTATCTCTGCCTTTCCAAGGCACAGTGATTTTATAAACAGCCTCGTATGCTTCCGCTGCAGTTGCACCGGTAGCTAAAGCCTGATTAAATTTCCAACCAGCAAGAGTCAAAATCCTATCAACTCTATCCATTGCACTTTCGTTCGCATCGTACTCAATAGTATTGACTGCGACCGCCGCATCATCAAGCTCTTTTTGTCTCAGCTCTTTAGTAAACTGCCACTCAAGCTGCCAAGACTTACTTTGTGATCTCAAAACAAAGAACTCATCAAAAGTGATCTCTGTCATATCAACAAGCTGAGCTGCAAGCCAAGTGTCATGTTCTGCAGTATCTGCATCGATAGAGCACACCTTTACATCATCAGCTTTGTAAACTTTTATCTTCTCATTGTCTATATTGTGAAAGACAAGGCTAAGAACCGCATCATCTGTTTTTAGGTCGTTGAACCTATAGTATCTCTTGCTCATACCATACTCCTTTGTAGTTTTTTAGGTAACTTTTTATCCATGCCAAACTCCTTTAAAATCTGTTTGTAGTGAGGTATAGTCTGCGTATCTTTTGCATGACCTATCATGCTCACTACAGACTCAACCTTTCCTCTCACACAAGCTCTTCTAAACTTATGAACCGCGTACTTTCTCACGAGCCGATGACTTTGCCAGGTTCGATACCCGACAAAGTTTATTCCCTTTTTGATCTTTGCCCTGGTCGCTTTTGAAAGCTCAAGCCCAAGCTCATCTTTCAAAAAGAGTTTAATCTGCTCAAGATACAAATTTGCTTGGCTCTGGCTCAGACCAATCAGCACAAAATCATCAACATATCTCACATAGTTCTTAACCTTAAGGGTTCGCTTCACAAAGTGGTCAAGCGGATTAAGATATATAAGACCGTACAGCTGAGACAAAAGGTTTCCTATAGGAACACCTCTGTCCCCCTCAAAATCTGCAAACATCATAAGAAGATCAACTACTCTTTCGTCTTTGATCTTTCTCTCAAGAAGCTTTCTCAAGACTGATCTATCAAAAGAGTAAAAATACTTCTTTATGTCTAGCTGGAGGAAGTACTCCTCACCGTCACAAGCTCTCATCTTTTTTAAGAGATAATCGCTTGCACTGTGACAACCATGATCTCTCCTGCAACCATGAGATTGAGTTATAAATGTCTTTTCAAATATAGGATATACAACCCTATAAAGAGCATGCTGCACAACTGTATCTCTAAAAGCCGGAGCGTATATAACACGCTTTTTAGGCTCATACACATAAAACTTATTGTACGGTTTTGGCTTATAGGTTCCTTTTTGTAGCTCAAGGAGCAAGTCACCCATCTCTCTGCCAAAATTCAATTCAAACTCATAAACAGTCTTATTGTTTCTTTTGCTGCTTTTTGCATCATTAAAAGCATGAAACATATTTTCACTGCTTATGATCTCTTCATACAAATTCCCACGCCGTTTCAAACATACTTCCTTTAGAGCTTCGGCTTTATCGCCTACCACAATCGAGGTTTTAAAATATTTCGCTAAAAAGCCAGACATCATATCCCTGTCACTCCACAAGCTGTTAAGCTGCGAGGAAGTAAAGTCACAGTCACGCCCACCCACATTGTTGCTCGAATTCGTGCGAGTGTTGTTCAAATTCCGAGTGCGAACACCGGAAAGAGCAGCGTTGTTCCAATTACCGCCGGCAATCGGACACAGACATGATCGTATGATGCCTGATGGTATTACCATTTCTTATCTTCTTTAACTTTCTTTATCCAGCCGCCAATCATGCGACCCAGCTCATCAGCCATTCTTGAGAGAACGGCAAACCTTTTCTCACTCATTGTGGTAGGGTTTTTGCTATCTGTTTTCCCATCCTTGAACTGAAAATATCCAAGATGGTACGCCAATAAAAGCTTAGACTTGAGTTGTTCAAAAGTGATATCCAGCTCAGTCAAGCTTGTCTTTTTGTAGTACTTCTTTTGACCCTCGACCATCAAATCAAAAACACGATACGCATCTTGCCTAATTGCTTGAGCAAGAGCATACTTCTCATGTCTTGGGAAGTGATTGAGGTACATGTTAAGCTGCTTCAAAAAGTCTATATACTTTCTTACAAAAGTTGTCTCAGCACTAATTGTCATACTTTCCCTTTTATCCCTTATTTATCGCAGGGTTATCACCCTGCTACTGAAGGAATCAGGCAGGCACGCCCACCCACATCGAGGCCCGAAGTCGTGCGAGTGTCGACCAAATACCGAGTGCGAACACCGGAAAGAGCAGCGTTGTTCCAATTACCGCCGGCAATCGGACACATTGATGCAGTCTGATATCTCCAAAAACCATCCTGACCATATCTAGCAGTACCAGCCGAGCTCACTGCGGTATCAGCCATAGGCAGACCGATATTATCAAGCTTGTATGCATCAGAGTTTCTATCGGTGCTACCGCTAAAGAACTGATTTGTTCCATTTCCAAAGGCTACTTGGGTGTTATCAAGTGTAAGCGGAATAGTGATCGCATCATAGTTCGCAGTATCATAAGCAGCACTTGCAGTTAAGCTCTTGATATCCACGCTCTCTTTAAGTACAAAGTGGTTTCCTGAAGCATCAGTAATATATCCAGCCACAACCTCCCACATGTTACCGTTAAGGTCAGCCACACCACACTTTTGACCGTTATGCGTGATTTTTGCAAATACTGCATCAGGTACTCCACCCGTTAATCCACAGTTGCTATACCCAGAGCCAGTGTATGTAACAGATGCATCATCATTGTCTGCAAGAGCGTTGTTGTTACAACCTTTTGGTTGATACGGTGCAACATCAGCCCATGCACAACTTGAAAAATCTCCAGCTCTAAAACACGCTTGATAGTGTGCATCGGCAAGGTCTGCAAGCATAGTAAAGACAAAGATTGACTCAAGAGAGTAGTTATCCCCTCTACTTTTAACAGCTGCATACATCCCGTCATATTGTTGTGCCGGTGATTGTCCATTTGCAGTTAAGGCACTGATAGGGTTGTGAGCACTGTTTGTACTTACCGGGTCAAGGTTTCTTTTTGAAACGCCAACCGTTCCCTCTTTACTAAGATGAAACTTATCAACAAAAATACCTGCTACCTCTACGCCGTTATTTACAAAACATCTCGGCAACGCAAAGCCAGCATCAGCTCCACCGCTTATATCTACTCTAAGACCGTTGTAAGGTGCAGCAGTATCGTGAGTCTTTTTCACATAGTGCTTAGGGATGTAACACAAGATTGAACCTGAGGCATCTTGATAGTTCCCATAGTTGTCATGCGTTGGATCACTGTATCCGGTCATAGGAGTTAAGTTAAATGCAGTCACTAGGCTATCAGGTGCAATACCAACTCCAAAGCCAGCCGTTCCAGGAACACCAATGCTTGAGAGTTTAAGTTGAACTGTTACAGTTATCCCGGTACTGTATGAACCATAATCATCTTTTGCTCTTACTCTAAAAGTAACGGTTTCATCGCTTGCAATATCTGCCACATTGAACTCATGAGCACTTCCTGCTTCAACTTCAGCAGCTGTAACAGTAAGACTTGCAGAGCTTATCTGGTCAACCATGTAATGGGTTACAGTTCCATCGCTGTCGGTTGCACCGCCAAAAGTGTGACTATAAGTCTGATTGTTGTACAAGTTAGCCGGAAAGCTATTTGTCGGATTTGTTGGTGCTGCATTTGGCTGAACCGTAGTGCCGGCACTACCTATCCATATATTTGCATCAGCCGTGTTATCCGTACATACAAAAAGCTCAGCCGTGCTTATGTTTAACCATTTGGCGTTTGCAGATGCAGGGTTTGTATTAACACCAGGGTTGCCTGCTTGCTCATAATCAAAACTTGAAGGTGCTTGAAGATTTACCCAACTTCCCCAAGTTCCATCGTTTTGTTTGAACCTTACAGATGTACCGTCCCACTCATGCTCAAGACCGACACCGTTTGCCAAAGCTTGCAGGTCATCCATCAACTGCGTGTGTAATGTATTTAACTCACTCACCGCACCGTCTTTTTGA